ATCAAAGCGCTCATCACGCCATGAAGTCTGTTGTTGCTAGAACCTAAAGCACCGGTCCAGTAAACCTTAGCGACTTTAACGTTTTGGTTTACGGGTTTCATGAAAGGTTCAAATCTCATGTCTTCATCCTGGTGGGCGAAGAGATGGAGATACTTTTCATTGATCATGAACATGTATTGCGACGGGCAGTGCGAGTCAGCCAATACAGGGGCTCCGTTGAACATAAGGCCTGTGAAACCGGCTTTTGCCATTTCGCTATCAACAAAACGTTGTTGTGGTTGAAGCAAATTGTAGAAGCTGTTGAACAGGGTTCTTGTCGTCACAACCACTGAAGGTTGATCAGCATCGATGGAGCAGTTGTTCCAGAGAGCTTGCATAGCTGCAATGCTCAATGTCGTGGTGGAAGAGTCAACTTGGCCTCTCCAAAAGGAGAAATCAACTTGGCTGATACCGCCAACAGTGTTACCTGTTCCAACGATTTGGCGCAAACCAACGATTGATTTAGGATCGGTGGCGTTTGAATAAAGGCCAGTTCCGATCTTATCGATCATGGTTTTTTCAGCGATCTTAACTTTGTTTTTAACAAGGCTAAGGATTTGGCTGTCACCGCTGTTTTTCAACTCGTCCAAACGATTGATGCTGATGTTGGCATACAATTGTTTCCACAAGTATTCTGCAGCAGTGATGTTGTTGTTGTCAGTGGTGCTAAGAGTATCGGCACCTGAGTACCAATCACTTGCAGTCACTTGAGCATAATTGAGGGGCACCAAAATTCGCTCCCCGCCGTCAATTTTCTCGTAAAATTTGTCCTTTGCCCTTTTTGCCAAGGGGTTAGAATCAAAAATGTTATCATACAATTTCGGAATGAATTTTTTCTCCGTAATCGCAGATATTTGGTCATAGGTTAAGGCCATATATCCTCCCGTTATTGGGCAGCGCTTTTATCAAGTTCTGAAATAGCTTCTGCCAGTAAATGTTCATAAGATTTTGACTTTACGTTTTTGGCAGATGCGACGCCTTTTCGCGGTGCCTGAGATTCCCCAAGTAGACCTAATTTGGTGCGCTTCTGTACATCCTTACTTACAGACTCCTTAGCCTTTTCTTGAGCACGTTTGATAAGTTCATCATGGTAGTAATCTTTGAATGCAGTTGCGAAGCTCGGGATGCCTTTTTCTTTGGCATGAGCTAACACCCGCAGTTCTAAAGAGCTGCCATTTGCGTCTAACGAATCAAAATCAATATCCGCGTGTTTTTCACGAATAGATTTAATTTCATTATCCAGCGCCTCATCTTCCATTTTAGTGGAGTACTCTTTTTGTTGGTTAAGAAGTTGTTCTCTAAACTTTCGAGATTCCTGAACCTCCTGCTCTAAAGCTGAAAGCTTTTGGAGTAGAGGATTGTTCGGGTCATTCGAGAGTCCTTGATTTATAAATTGAGAGCGTTGCTCCCAGTTTTTCATGACGTGTTGCCACCACTCTGGGTTCTGCTTTGCAAACTCATCTACTGGTTTGTAGGTAGACTCGTATTGTTTGAGTGATTCGATTTGTTTTTGATACTGTTGAAGCTCTTTACTGAGAGACCCAATCTTGTTGGGTGCCCCGTAACCCATTTCAGCCCACTTGATGAGCTGATCCCTAGTGGCTGGGACTTCTCGACCATCAACCTTAATTGAAAAAGTCTCAGGTGGAGGAGCTGCTTCCATGGGGATGTTCTTCTCAACTGGTTCACCCATGGCTTCGGCGTATAGTGTGTCTACATCAGGCGCTGTATTTTCAGAAGTATTTGTATTTTCTTCCATATATTATCCTTTAAATTATAAAGCTTGTTTAGATGGTTTACCCATTGTCTCCATTGGAGCGAGAGGCACTTCGGGTTGTGCTTCTGGGTGAGGCGGTTCACCGGGTTCTTGTCCACCAAGATCCTTTGAAACGAAATCCTGATAAGCACCGATGATTTGAGCTAGTTTGTCTTGGGATTCGGCAGGCAAACCTGCTTGACCAAGAGCACTCCCAAGTTGTTGAAGCATTTTATCGATCTGAACGACGATTTTCTGTGCAAGGCCTGGCATATCACCACCACCTTGTTGCGCGCCTTCTGCAGGCATAGGCATTTCTTGAGCCATGATAGCCCCTCCTTTAAAATTTATTGATTATGTATGTTGGAACTTCTGTAAATTAACCCTTAGCTGGTGCTTGTTGAGCCATCTGTGCTTGCTGAGCCTGTTTTTCTTGAACACGCTGAAACACAGCTTCCCAATTGGGATACTCAACTGCTTTCAACAACTCTTCTACGTCAATTGCCCCTCGGTCAAAGAGTTGGAAAGCCATTTGCTCTTTTTGAGCTTTCATAAATGGTAAATTTGACCCGGTCACAACACGGACATCAAACTTCCCCCTCACCTGCATTTGTTGTTCTTCCCCAAGAACCGGATTTCCACTTAGATCATGAGTAATCTCACGATATTTACCAACTGTAAGTGGGTCGCCCTTTTCATCTAGTATTGGATTGCCTGATTCATCTGTCGGACGTTCCACGTGGAACTTAAAAAACTTTGACGCGTTCTTATCATTGGTGATCCGGTAAACTTCAGGGACTGTCTTATATTGCAGAACCCTCGAGACGTACATTTGCCCGAGGTCTTGGAGATGAGAATCAATATGACGAGCCTTTAGTCTAAGCCTTTGTTGGGCGGCTTGCTGAAGGGCCTCAATTGCAGAGGCGGCACTTACACCAGTAGGGTTAACCCCACGAGAAACTTCGTTGTTACCAGATATATCGTCAAACCATGATTTCATTCTGTCGATTAATTGCAAAACATAGGGTTGAAGTTGAACGCCAGATTCGCGTCTGACCTCTGTGCCCGTCTCTTTTTCTACAATCAATCCAGGTCTATTAATTAAATTCTCAGTGTCTATGCCTGAACCCGTGTCTACAATCCAAATTGGGTTACCCATTAGGGTGAGAACATCTAACGAGAATGAAATGAGCTTGTTAAAGATCTTTTGTGGGCCTGCGAGTTGCTCAATATCTGAGACGCCCCAAAATTCTCTGGGCAATGTGTAATTGATTAGCCGTGAGAACGGGAATTTTCCGTCATCGTATTCAAATTCACAGTCCTCAAGAAGGACGTTTGAAACGATGCAGATTTTTCGACCCTTTGGGTATTTGAGTTTTTGTACATATTTGGTCTCAAGCTCACCTGCTGCGTTCTCGATCTGCTCTTCTTTTTCGTCAAACTCACGAGACTTAAGCCAAAGTGTGATTTTAAGAGCCTTATTGTTATCTTTAGCATCGTAAGCCGAGGTGCCTTCAATAACAGCTCTCGAATCAACAGGAGATTTATACTTAACTTGGGTTAAATCCGTCTTATCGCCCATCATTAGATCTTGAAGATCGGGCTTAATAAAATCTGCTTGCTCTGGATACTCAGCTTTTAGCTTTTCTACGTCAATTGGCTCAGCAAAGATGAAATAGTCAGCTTCTTTATTTACGTCCCGAGCGTTGGGATCTGGGAAAACATAGAACGGATCCTCAGATCTATACTTAATTCCACCAATACCGTTTTTGATATTTGGGTCATAACCCATGGAACCAAAGCCAGCGCCGTAGAAGTAAGCATCATAGACGGATTCGACCAACTCTTCTTGCCAGTTGTTTTGAACCCAATCGACACTGATCAAATCATTTAGAATTTGAGCAAAAGCTAAGTCACTTGGTTCAGTTGGTAAGAATTCAAATCTTGGTTGGGAATCAGTGATGATAGGCACTGAGGCTTGGATGTTTTGAAAAATCATATTAACGACTTCAGAGTGACGATACGAAGGACGTTGCTCCTTCCACTGTCTGCCTCTGAACATTTTGTAATAGTCTAACCACTTCTCATCGTACTTTGACTTATGCTGCTTGGCTTTGTGAAATAGTTTTAAGGTAAGCTTGATTGCTTTGCGTTCTTCTTCGGTGGGGGTGTAACCGGCAGGGTTCGATGATAACCCGTTACCTATCACATCCTGATTGGGATTTTCGTTAAGGACTATTTTCTCAGCCATGGAGCCTTGTCAAAAAGTGGGTTATTAATGCCGTTATTACGATTATGACCACGGGTTTCGCATATTGCCAATAATTAATGTGTTTGGCTTTCAGGTATCGGTCCCAATCATTGTCAGGACCATAAAACCTAAGATCCCAATTTCTGACCCTTTTTTCAAAGGGAGTCAATTCGCAAATCTCGTTACCATCCAGCTTCCAGTAATGTAAAGGAACGCCCTTAACTTTACTTAAGTCAGGATTAACAACGTATTTGGCTTTGGGATTAACTCTTAAAGGCAGAGATTGTCCCACAAGAACACGCGCATTGTTCTTAGTGAAGACAACTATCTTGTCCTTCATTATTGAGCTGCAGGAGCCTCAGCCGGTTTATCAAGGCCCAATGCCTTGTGAACGATAGCTAGGGCTTTTTCGATTTGCTTATGATCGGCGGGTTTAGCAGCAACGGCTTGGTGCATAGCCACAAGTAAATTGAAAACCTGTTCGTTTGTAAGTTCCATAATATTCTCCTTAAATTGAAGTGGGAAGGTTCTGACATTTAGTTTTAATGTCTTGGTATTCAGTAATCAAGGCCGTTTTCTCAGCCAACTCAGCGGCTTTCATCGCATCATACTTAGCATCAAGTCCGTCAATGGCGGCTTGAAGAGCTGCGATTCTGGCATCTGCTATGGCTGCAAATCCTGCGTTTCGTTGAACATCTGTTTGATTAAGTTGAGCTTGGAGTTTTGTTCTATTTGCTGTGATGTCACCAACTGCTGGCATCATTAAGTCTAATTGTCTGTCTGTGAATACTTGAACTGATCCACCCATTACATAGCCTCCACTCTAATTCTAATTGAATATTGCATTGAGGTAGCGCCAACGCTTGTGTAAGCGAACGCATATTGAATGTTAGTTGAACTATTAGCATCAACGACAAAAGGAATCCCAGTTAAAACTCCAGTCGATGTTGTCGAGTTAGTCGTATTTGTAGTACCAACCGTACCAGCACTGTTAAACCCAGGGGCGGTTTGGGTAACCACGACACCATCTGGGTTTGTATAGGTAATTGTCAAAGCGCCAAGAACTGAAGATGTCGTAGCAGCTCTTGTTACTTTAGCGGTCCATGAAATTCGATAAGGCCCCGCCGATGAAGCTGGCACCGCATAAAGAGTTGCGGTTGCTATAGCCGCCGCTTGAGCGGTTAAATTTATTTGAGCCAGTTCACTAGGAACACCGTTAGCTACGGTTGTGATGTTATTATACTTTGTAACTTTACCGTTCGTATCAACGGTCATTTTGCCAATTATATCGAGAAGAGCTGTTGGCGCAGTTGTGTCGCCGAGCCTAAGGTTACCTTTATGAACACTCTGAGCACTGCCGGTTCCGTATAAAAAGAATCGGTTTGTACCTGAAGTAATCGAAGATCTAATTCCATAAAGGTTTGTAACAGTAAGGTTGCCGGAACTTGCAGATTGGTCGTCAAGATCAACGCCGACGTTATTTGTTACTGTGACTGTACCTGTAACTGTCGATGCAAAGTTTTTAAACCAAAAACCTTGTCGGTTTGTAATCGTTAAAGCTGACCCGGCGGTATTAGCCTTGAAAGTTGGCGCATCCGAAATGGCAACACAAGTTCCAACTGTCATAGTGCTTGATGCACCAGTGCAGTTCCATTGAGGAGCATGAGTGTAGGATGTGATAAAGGCACCGGTTGTACCGACGTTAGCATTGCCAGCGTTAAAACTAGGTGCGGACTGATACATCCCACTAATACCTGGCATTATTACTGAAGCAGTGCTCGAGGTTAATGTCGGAGTAGCAACAAACAAGCTAAAAGTATTTGCGAACGCCGGATTGGCAGTGTATGTGAACGTCCCTTGATGCAAAAATGCATAATAAATATGAGCCAAACCACTGTTAAATGTGACTGTTGGAGAACATTGAAATGCATATTGTTGTAAGATCGCTCCAGCAGCAGCCCCCACGGTAACCGTAGGCATGTAATTGAAAAAGGCATGGTTGACTGTCCCAGAAGAGGGATTCATTGCTACAGTTGGGATGTAACTCATTACATCTTCTGTAGCTGTTACAGTTGGCTGACCATTATAGATTTGAATTTTATCAGTAGCTCCGCCGCTTAAACGAAGAAATTCAATCGGGCTAGCGGTTCCATCAAGAGATGATTTAAATACAAGACGACCCGGCATATCGTTAGAACCAGGCGTCCCATCAACTTCAGCTACAATCATGGCGGCCATTTCATAATCAGTGCCATCATAGCCATCAAACGAAATCATTCCCAACTCATCGCCACTAGCGACGACAGTGGGAGAAGCAATTGTGTTTTTATTTCTTAAAAATTCTAATCGTGGAGCTTGTCCTGCGGTCGTAGAACCGTTCCATAAAGCTAAATCAATAAGATCAGTGCCTGCTTTATTAGCTTGTGAAGCAAGTCTCGTCTTTATGCTAGAGCCACCAACAGTAACTGAGTTAGTAGCTGCTGCAGGTCCTACACCTAGGGAATCATCAGCGTTGGTGTAAAAGAAGTTTGTGTTGTCTTGAGATATTACTCCACTAGTTCCAGCAAAAATAACTGAACCGGCTGTTAAACTTGAGAGTGTGAGTCCTGTGAATGTCGGGCTTGAACCAGTGGCAATATCTTGTGGCCCGGTTAATGTAACAGTCCCATCACCATCATCAGTTACTGTGACCCTGTTAGCGGTGCCTCCAATAAAAGCTGTTAGTGGATTAACACTAATTAAATTTTTAGAAGCGTCTGTTTGAACAAGTCTTGTTGCTGTTAGGCCTGATAAGTTAAGTCCAGTGAAAGTAGGACTCGAAGCTGCTCCAATACTTTGAACCGTTCCAATTGTAACGGCTCCAGTTGCTCCTGATACTGTTGTCTGATTGGCGGTAGCAATAATAGAAGTAACGCCTGTATTAGCAAGACTAATTGTTCCAGCGCCGAAAGTAACACTAAGACCCGTCCCGCCAGAGAGAGTTGCAAACTCGTTAGCCGTTGCCGCCGCATTTGCTTTTATTAATTGGTTGGCCGTGCCGTTAGCAATCTTAGTTATGGCAATAGCTGCAGAGGCATTAACATCAGCGTTAACGATTGAGTTGGATAAATTTAATTTAGAATAAGCAATAGCTGCAGAGCCTGAGACGTCAGCATTTACAATTAAACTTGATGAAATAAGTCCTGCACTCGAGAAGTGTGCAATGCCGGTACCATAAGCGGCCATTGAGATAGTTTTGTCGCTATAGATACGTGCGGCCTCAGTCACGTTATTAGCGCCATTGGCTGTTACAAAAAATCCAATCTCACCAGGCATTGATGTTGTGGAGATAGTTCCACTGGAAGCGATGTTAAAACTTATAGCTGCAGCTGGGAGATAACCGTTGGTCGCATTACCCGTCCAACCATGACCCCACACAGAACCAACGGCATCACTTGTTTGAACAATGCTCGGAGATGCATGTGATCCCCTTGTTCTTGCGAAGTATAAATTAGGTCCAAAAAAGTCATTATGGATATGGTTGGCAATCCCAATGACTTCGGATTCCATGTCGATGTTTAGTTTTATGTTGAACGTTGCTGTGTTGAGTTTGAATGTTGTGTCTTGGCTACCGAGAGTTAGAAGATTGTTTGTATCCTCATAGTAGAGTGCTGAGTTGTCTTGAGAGATGGCTCCACCAGTTCCAGCAAAAATAACTGAACCAGCAGTCATGTTTGTCACTGTCACATTAGCTGTCGATAAGAGACCCGCATCAGAGAGTGTTGCTACTGAGTTTTGAATGAGCTTACCGGTCAAGCCATCAAATCTAACAATGGCGTTGTCAGTAGAGGACGCAGGGCCACTCACATCCCCAGAGCCAGCAACTACTGAGAAATCGACCGTATCAGTCCCAGCGTTACCGGTGATGATCACCGAGGCATCTGAGGATGTGAGGGTTAACGTCGAGGCACCAGAGGCTACAGGACTGGTACCAGCGTCGGTTTGAATTGTGTCAAACGTATTACCACTTCCGCCCGTTGCTGTCGCACTAATTATATTCTCAAAGGGCATTAGGTGTTATCCACTTTATGTAAGCAACCCGAACCTTGTTGCCAGTGTTATCCGAGTCAAAGTAGATGGTTGATAGATCAATAATATTGTTATTGCCGTATTGGTTATCGAAGCTAATTGGCCATCCTTGGTTCTTAGCTAATGGTATCCCATTAGAAGTCGTCACATTCTGATCGCCGAAATACACGTTCCCTGTGTTTGTGGAGTCAGCATAGAATATAACACTTGATACTAACAGAGATGAGTTTGAAACACGAACCGCTGTCCCAGCTGTCGTTGTGACCACTGTCGCTAATTTTACAAAGGCTGGCATCTCTAGTCCTCGTAATCTTTATTTGAAATACGTTTGATATGATCATCTTGAAACTTCTCTAAGCTTTTAGATGACTCACTACCAATTTCTATCATGCCGCGCTGTTTTGCTAGCTCTTTTCTATGCCTATCTGACTTAACCACGCACCCGAAGGCTGGGTTGTATTCAGCGTTTGACACTCTGGCTCCTGTTATTTCAACAGGTGTGTAATGGCGCTGCATTTTCTTTCCGCACTTATCGCATTTTAAATATTCTTTAGCGCAACCAATGCGTTGGATGTCCTCTTTAATTAATTCACAAGTCTTACACCAGTATTCAAATGTCATTCTTCCCAGGTCTCGTAATGTTTTTTTCGTTTATAAGAGTTTTTCAAGTAATGGATTCTTTCAAATTGATTCATTTCATGGATCTTTTTGTCAACGTCTAAGCTAACCAGACGCTCCTTACCTTCACCCTTCTTGTAAGTCATAATGGAGATATACCTATCACAGTCCATGGCGTGGTTATGCTGATCAACAGGGATAGCTTCTTTTGAATCTTGATCGGGCTTAAGGTCATCCGGATCTGGGTAATGGTAAATCTCACGCTCATCTTGTGAGTAAGGGCATCGACCTCTAAACTCTTTGTACTTCCGTTCTTTAATAAGTTGGTAGTGGACTTGGATGCCAAGCTTGATGTCGTTTTCTGCAGCAACGCATGGAATACCGGCCCTGGCCATTTCCATCATGAGACCTGGCTCGCTTGGATCACAGTAAAACGTTTGAACATTCCAGACGGTAATCATCTGCCTTGCGATCATGATCTGATCTTGAATTGTGGTGTACGATTTATAAAACTCACTGACTCCGTAATGCCTACCATCCGGGGTGACAGCCCTGACCTTTAAGACAAATGGATCTGTGAAGCCCCAGTCAATGCCGCCATAGAATTTAGTGCCTTGTGGTAATTGAAAAGGTTCAATCGTGTTATGAATATCATCCCAGCAGTCATACACCAGGCCTGCCATTCTGTTCCACTCACCACCATACATCATGTTGAAACGTCTTGGGTCCATGGTGAGCTTTTTCTTTTCATACTCGTCACGAGGGAAATACTTGTTCTCAGCTGAGTTGGCTTGAATGAGGCAAATGTCATCACGCTCACCCTTAAGCGTTGGACGGATTAGATCTTTGTAAATCCAGTTTAAAGTGTAGGGCGATGTTGTGAGTAACACGGGGCACTTCTTAAAAGAGGATCTGCCTTGCATGTTCTCCCAGAAGTAGAGTGTGTATTTACCGGCCTCATCACCCCAAATGCCCATCACGTTTGTGAGACCTACGATTGAATCAGGCTCGGTGTTGGTTCGGAAATACACTTGAGGACCGTTGTAGCACTTAAATACTGCGCGTTGCCTTGAATACTCACCCCAACCTTCCATGATCTTTAGAAATGCTGGGAGGGTTGCTTGCTCTAGGACCTTGTAGGTGGGCGCAGTGACCAAATAGTTATAGTCAGGATCTGGATGCTTGTGGATACGCCTCTTCAGCCACCACGCCCCACTTATAGTCTTACCGAATTGAATACCTGTCGCTAGTACAGTAAGTGGCTTTTCGGAGAATACTGCTTGCTCCTGTTTAACTGAATGCGGCTCCCACTCTAGCTTGGCTGCCATGGTCTAACGAATTCTCCATTGATCCATTGGCGTTTGTGTTTAAAAGGGATTTCAGTCCAGGTTTGTTTAAGAGAGATGTTATCCACATACTTTTTGAAGGCCTCAGGCTCAACGGCATGTCCGTTGTCTGGCCATGAGGGTTCGTTCTTAAGTTTGAAATGCTTTTCAATAACTGCGCAGTCTAGGTAGGCAAGATTTGCTTCATGCTCATCAACATCAACGCAGTGATCAGAGTAACCGACCAGAGCACCGGGGAATGCGTACTTTAAGTAAGTGACGTTGTTATAAATCGGATCTTTTGCAGGGTAAGTAGGATTGCAGGCCATCAAGACTATCTCATGTGGGAGAAGATAAGCACGGGCCGTGTCGTAGGCTACTTTAACGGATTCTATACTTTGTCCACCTGTTGAAATGATAAGAGGCTTTTTATTAACAGCCATTGTGGCAATAAGGCCTGAGTATTCCATTTCGGCTGATGCGATTTTATTAATATTAACGTAAGGGTCTAAGAGTTTAGCTTCCTCGATTGAAAACGGGGTGCACATAAATTCCACATCGTTGATGTCAGCTGATTCCCGAAGAGCATTGATCCACTCAGGATCTAGTTCAAACTTTAAGTTATGTCCTAATGATTGGCGACCAAACAGAGAGCGCGCAGAATACAATTGAAACTTCACGGCGTCAGCTCCGCAGCGTGAAGCGACCTTTATGGAATCAAGACAATCATCTAGATTGGACCAATTCGAACCAACCTCTGCGATGATGAACGGACTATTCTTCTGTTGGATTTTCTTTATGATCGGATTCAATTTCTTCCCCATGTAAATTAACCTTGTCCAATATTTCTACTTCCCCGTTTAGCTTTTTGATAATAGCCGGACGCTGAAGTTGCACGCTTGCATCGATCTTATCTGTCTGGCCCAGGTATTGTTTTCCGAGCCAGATTTGCATTGTGGGATTTTTCTCTTTGATGGCCTTCTGAAACTGAGCTGCACGGAGAGAAATTGTGCCTGCTTTCTTTTTTTCTTTGAATACTTCCGAGAAACGTTTTCCGTAAACTTCTTTAACTCTCAAGGCTAAGGTATCGGCATCCATTTCCATTTTGGCAGCAATCTCTTCTTGGGTGCATTGATAGAGGCAGAGGGTTTCAAAGAGTTTGACGTCTAGTTCTTTTCTGGGACGACCGCCTTTACCTGGGACTGTCAATTGATGGCTCCGTGAGTGTAAATTTGTTGTTTATTTTTCCCAATTTCAAGCTCGGGTTTGCACCAACATGTTTCTGATAGAGTATGTTTAGTAGCGTCAACCATATGAGGGAGCAAGTGAATTTGATTATCTCCTTCAAATACGATGTAGTCTAATTCTAACTTAGCAAGGTCCATCATGTGATTTGAAGTGAATGCCGATGTGGGGTCAATGGATAAGAGTGTAATTGAGATAGTGAACGGGCTTTGTTTTGATATTGAGCGGGACTTAGTGCTTGCGATTATTAAAACGGAGAGTGGGGGTGTTCGTGGGCGGACAAGATACGAGCCAGCTTATCGCTATTTCCATAGGGTTGATTATTTTGCTAATCTTATTGGAGTTACCCGGCAAACCGAAACGATAGGGCAAATGACATCTCATGGCATGATGCAGGTGATGGGGTCTGTTTTTCGGGAATTGGGATACATGGGGACTTGGCCGGAAGCAGGTTGGGATGTCGCAGTGGGTCTTAAATATGGGGTAATGAAATTTAAACAATGTTTTGCTAAGTATGGTCGTGATGGGGGGATAGCTGCATACAACGCTGGGACACCTCGCATGATTAATGGCAAGTATGTGAACCAGGAGTATGTGGATAAGGTCTTAAAACAGTATAACATTTTAACTAAGTCTAATTAATGGGGGGTTTATGCTTAAGGATTTGATAGCTCAGAACGGGGGCTTAGTAGGTGCCGTTAGTGTAATTTTGGTCTGTGTGAATATTTTACTCACCGCTATTAAAGCTATTTTAGAAAAGCTTCAACCGGATCCAGCCAAGCAACCCGCTGGTTTTAAGGGTGTGTTGGTGAAGGTGTCTGGTGTTGTTCAGGGGTTAATTGACTGGATGACAGGGAATAGGGCTCACTGATGGGTGCCATAGCTATCATAAAAGAGCTTATACCTCTGATTAAGATGCTTGTGGAGCTTATCCTGGCTGCTAGGAAGCAAATCAAAGAAGAGCCTGTTAAAGAGGCTTTAAACGCGTTGAAAGTAGCAAAGGGTCCTAGTGATAAGATTAGCGCTATTAAGTCTTTGTCTGACCTTATTAACAAACTGCCAGACGCCTAAGCCTAAGTCAGAGATAGTGCTTTGTGTGGTGTCATCAAAAGATGGAGGGGTTTATTGCTCCAATGGCGGCGATGACCCTTTTTTTACCTTTGAGCAAGTCGATGGCTTCATCGTCATTCATCCAGATGATCTTTTAACTTTGATGCGTAAATCGTTCTAAAATCTCTAATCATTGTGTGAGCTGCGTGGACGTCTTTTTTAAGGGTGTCGATGTCTTGTTGGATCTTAGGTAGGGCTTGAAGGGCTTGGTTTACAAGCTCCACTTTAAGCATACTGTCTTTATACCAAGTCCATAGCTCCTTGATTAAGAATATGCCAATAGCCCCCACTGAAAGACTATGTTCCCAGTTCATGTTTCAGAATAAAGATTTCCAGTTTGTTATGCATTCCAGGTAATTTTCTAGATAGGTCATGGGAGTGAATCAAGTTATCATCATGAATGATGCCGGCCTCTTGTAGAACGTCCTCGGGGAGCTGGTAGAGGTTTGAAAGATCTGGAAGTTTTTTGTTAAGTGTCCCGTCTTTGTTATAAAAATTGTCAAAATAGAAATGCATTATCACCCATATGGGCTCATTGATTGCTGTATAGAGACATAACTTATTTGCTATGGATCTTAATTGTAATAGCATGGATGATTCTGCACTCTTGAGTCTTGGTGATTTACCTAGAAAACTTCTTTGCGTGGCTTTGTTTTTATAAAAGGGTCGGTTGTTTTTTTTAACTACATGGCTTGAGACGTCCAAGTTGGCATGGAAGAGAATTTCGTTCGTCGCTTGTCTGAGCATCAACTGACTTTTTATATCATCAATCATGGTTCAAAGCGCCCCCTCGTCCTTGATGAAGCGCCTCGCACCTAGCACTAGCGCTTAATAGATTTTAAATGTTTATTAGATTTTTTGTCTTTAGGTTTCTGCGGCAAATCAATATTAGGATCAAAGTCGTTATAAGATCGCTCAATGTAGGGTAAGGGCGGAGGGTTATCCACCTCGGGTTGCTCAACCGCGCATCCGGTTAAAAACTGCAGTACGATGATGAGAAGTATCCCTGAGCAAATGCTAACAAAAATCACAATGAAGAATTCCTTTAAACCGTCCAATTGATTTTGTCGCCTTTTTTTAGAGCCACGAGTTTACCGTTAACTAAATATTCTCCATCAACCTTAATAACTAAATTTTTTGTCTCAAAATCAAACTCGAACAAAGAAGTGTCTGTCTCTTCATTTACTTTAAATCTTTTTATTTTATTACTAGTCTGCTCGTCCACTTAGTCCTTATTATGAGGGTAGGGCTTGATACCTACTATCTGTTACTGAGGCAGTACCCCATGTTCACAGTGGTTATTGTCTTACCTGCGTGTCCTTCCACGCCGCCTCATAAACAATGTCAATTTATGGCTCAAGCGGATGGAATCGAACCATCACCACCGAATTAACAGTTCGGGCCACGACCTTCATGGTACGCTTGAACACTACCATGCCTTTTTAGTTTCTGGTACATAGCCATTAAATTTGCAACCGTGTTGTTCTTCGTAAGATTCAACCGCCGTTCTAAAGTCAGCGTTTGACCAAGGGTTGTTTCCTAACCAAATGACATCCCCGTATTTATCCCACCACTTCCTGGCAAGCAGCTCCGCCTTTTCAATTTTAAATCCCTCAAATGGAGGATAGAGGCCACCTTTTCTGGAAATGGCTCTAATCAAATAACCATTTGGGGTGACGGTATCGTACCAAGCGAAAATCATTTATCTCTCCTTACTGCAAAAGTTCTAAGGGAAACCCCGGGCACTAGGGAGGCACCCGGGATTTTAGTGTCTTTTTCTAATTCTTCTTTGATTCGTTTTTTGTCAGGGGAATAAGTAATGATTTGATATTCGCTGGGAATCTCAGCTTCGTTAATCACAAGTGTGGGGGCACAAGGACTAAGCTTGAAGCGCACATCATCACCTTTAATTTCATCGGTTTGTAACATGAGCATGGCCAATTTAATATTATCTTTTAGTCGATCCCGAAAAGTTTTTAAGCCACGGGCTATTTTCATGAACATATCGGCTCGGTCTCTGAATTTTTCCTCATCTGCCTCAAGGGATTTCAAAAGCCAAGCGTAGGAATCAGTTTTGGTTTTAAGATTAGTCTTAACTTCGTCTAAACGTTTTTCCAGATCCTCGTTTATCTTACCCATTTGCTCTAAAAGAAGGTTTGTAATGTTTTGAGCCTCAAGGGTTATTTCCTGAAGTGTTTTAAGCTCACTCATATAAGTCCTTTGTGCTCGCCGTAGCTGACAAAACTAGCTAGGGCTTGGTGAATCTTTTTACCAGTGGAGAGAATGTCTTTAAGTTCTTGAGCGTATTTCATGGAATCAATCTTTCGATACTGCCAAGCATCTTTAACTGTGATGCCTCTCAGTGGTCCTTCAGGTAAAACGTTTTTCCCAAGCATCTCTAAGCCTGTGTCTGGGATCTGGGTTTGATCTGTTTTCTTAGATGCCATTTCCCCGTCATCATCATCCTCAGCCGCAACACCAACCAATGCGCAAATTGCATATCGTCTAGCATAGGTCATTTGAGACCCAAACTCTTGAGCGCTGGCTTTTGGGAGAAGTTCATAAACACTATCGATAGATTGACCGGAAGAATGAATGAGCTTGGTTACAAGATACGTTTTTCCATCTACAACTTGCATTGGTTGAACAATTGCTAACCCAAACTTCGCAAGTACAGGTCTGATGTGATTAAGAATCGTTGATAGATCTGAATAGGAGTATTTTTTCTCATAAGCACTCCCAGATTTACTCACACCCTTAATAACTGCCGTTTGATCTTTATGAGGGTTGGTTAGTTCTTTTTGGCAATCCGATATTGCCTGGTAAATCTCTTTCATAAATTCATTACCTCAGTAAGTTAATGCCTTTGCCACTCTACTTTTTCGACTAAGTATTTATTTTGTAAATGATCAAACCATTTAGGAAATTTCTCAGGCCTTTTTCTACCCACATCACACGCACAGACAAAAACGTATTTATTGTTATTTTCTCTCAAAGAGCAAAGCACCAAACCATCAAAGCAAATCCCACATGAACCTTTTATTTCTTCGTAATCTTTGGATTCTATTATTTGTATGGTTGATTCTTGTTTATGGGCACCTACGATGACACCATTCTCTGAACATATTTTTAGCACAGCAGTTTTTTGTGGATCTGATAATGACCCAAATTTTTCTAACTTATAATTAAGGTCCTCTACAAATTTCTTAGTCTGTAGATTTAATGTGTGCAAAGAGAGAAGAGTCTTTAGTAAATCTTTCATAAGTCTTTCTTAGTAAGTTAACGGCATAAAACCCTCTCAGGGGTTTTTATGCTCTTAAGTAAATTCTCGTAAAATCATTAAAATCGTAAGTTAAGCACACCCATAACCTGTTTTTACTTTTCGGAGCCGAAATCCCCGTAGGGTTTCGGCCGGATGGATACACGAAGTCTAACAGCATAAGATTTCTCTTATCCCGGTAGACCTCAGTGCATCTGTTCAACTATCGCGTATGAACAGTTTTCACGCACACCCGACTGTTTTTACCCCACCAATTAAGATGAAGAAATTCTAGGTTTCGTCGGAAACAATCGATTCCCTTCGACTGCGATGTCTCATACCTTCGCCTGCTTAGAATTCTCCTACGTACAGGCACTCTCCCGCGCCCCATCCTGTTGTTTGCATCTCCAATGGGGGACGTTTTTTACTAATTCAAAATTTTGCTTGTTCACAATTATATTTATGTTGTATCTCTTGATTGTGAGTTTAAGCATTCACAGAGATACCTCAAACCTGAGTAACTGAAAAGCGAAAAGTTTGGGGTATTCGTCTTTTTGGGGATAAATGTTTCCAAAGGCAAAACGAATCAAAGACAAAAAACTATTAGAATCATATCGAGACAGAGCCTGTGTAATCTGTGGGGGCACCCCTAGCGAGGCTCATCACATTAAAACCCGAGGATCGGGCGGTAATGACGTTGAAAGCAATCTTTTGAGCCTATGCCGGACCCATCATGTTGAAATTCATAAAATAGGGCCTGGTAAATTTAGGTCTAAATATGGTCTAGAGTAACCCATCAATGATGAGCCGACCCTTTTCAGCTTGTTTCAAGCAGATACCCCGCAGACAAATCTTCATCTCATAGCCACGGAATAAAGACAGCTTGCCAATACGAACGTAACGACCCCTAATCCTAACTCCATTGCAGACGGGGCAAATAAACTCTTTTCTATTTAGTCTTATCATAAGCTTAACTCCTATAACCCCACCATAGCGCAAGTATATGTTGCAGCGCAACAAGATTCATAGTATACTAATTTCATAGTTAAGGAGAATTTATGATTGCTATACTTATTTTAAACCTAATGACCAGTTTACATGCCAAGGCCGACTATCAAGTGATCGCACCCTACTTCAAACATGACGGCACATTCGTTCAGGGGCACATTAGAACCACTCCAGACTCAAACCCATACAACAACCTTAATCAGGACAGTAACGGCTTTAATAGCGGTTATAGGCCTTCACAACCAATCTTCCCTAATTTGAATGATGGGTATCAACAGGACAACGACGGGAACTAAACTATCTCAGACCACTTCTTCCCATCCTCTCGGACTGGGTCAAGACTTGTGAATTTAGCCCAACGGTCAAGGATGACCGCACAATAGGTAGGATCAATCTCCATCATGAAGCACTTACGCTTAGTCTTTTCACATGCGATGAGGGTTGAGCCTGAGCCGCCGAAAAGGTCTAGAACTGTTTTAGGATTTCCATAATTTTCAAAACACCACTCTGCTAAAGCTATTGGTTTTTGGGTAGGGTGAACTCTTTTTTCTCCGTGTTCACTAGCTTTAATCATTCCGTTCCAACGATGTCTGAATATTCTTGCCGGTCCTCCTGAACTATACCAGGCCAATTCACAATCAGCATTGTCATTAGGATTCATACCATCTCTTTTATCCCAAATAATCCATGAAGATTTCTCAGGCAATTTAGACGCGAAATAATTCGATCCAAAGATAATTTGAGAATTGCTAGGACTTAATAAAATTGATTTAGGGTCAAATTCTTTGTCATCTCCATGGACCGGTTTAAAATCATTACATTGAGCTAATTTGCCCCTGCCTTTTTGTTTTCTATTTGTTTGTTCATTCACTCCGTAAGGCGGGTCTGTATAAACCATATCGGCCTTCTCCCCACCCATGAGCCTATCAACTGTAGCCTTATCCGTTGAGTCACCGCAGAGAAGCCTATGCTCACCTAGGATGAATAAATCTCCCAACTTAACTCTTTTATCATCTGGTTTAACTTCAGGAACGTCGTCTTCAGGAGAATGGCCCACAGGTTTGTCTTCAAACTCTTCTTTAAAGTCTTCAATATCAATGTCAGGAAGTCGGAAAGCATCCAGTTCATCAAAATGCAATTCAGCTTCACTCATAAATTCATAAAGACCATCATTGGTCATCTCACCATACTGAGACGTTCCTTGGAGAACACGACGCTTTGCTTGTTTGTAGTCATCGGCTGCCACTGGGACCACCGGTAGTAAATCACATGCGTAGCCTTCTTTAGTGATTAGGTGGGTAAGGGTTCTAAAGCGCTGATGACCGTCGACTAGTTTCCAACGATTAGTTTTCGGGTCTTGCCATACATGCATGGCAAATGCGTATCCTGTATCTAATATTTCTTTTCTTAGCTTTTCAAAATTTTCTTTAGATAGGCTTTTTAATTCCCCTTGAAACTCGTCAATCTCAGCTATGTCCAAACTGAGCATTGTTTTACAGGCTATTTTGATCTTTTTTTCATGTTCCAAACATCAACTCCACTAACCATTAGTCGCATGCACTCCACACAACTTTGATAACTCTTCGTTCTGCTCTTCTAGCTTCCTAATCTTCTCTCTAAGTTCATTGATTTTTTTGCAAAGCTTCTCGTTTTGCTCAATTAACTCAGACATGGTCTTTTCCATCACTTCTTACCAACCTGGGCTAGAATTTTGTCCAGAATTACAGCGATGCCCTTCAGTTCCGTCACAATCTTTTCGAGTAGATTTAAGAGAATGGATTTATTATCCTTCTTATAGATGTCGTTCATGACATTCTCCTATTCGTTAAGAGTCGAACTGAAGAAGCGCTGAGCTTAAAAAACTTAGCGCTTTTTCTTTTTCTTAACGGGTTTCTTTTTACCAGGTTTCTTCTTTGCCATTTGATCCTCCTGTTTAGTGATCAACCTTATACCTATATAAGACCATAAACTGGACTCTATAGAAATACTTTATTTCCCGACATGAAACTCATGGCAATCATTTTAAATAACGACGTGTTTTATCTCTATCGGATGTGGCAGAAAACTTCTCCGGGTTACTGCAAATGCTCAACACATTTTGATGATAAGGGTGATCCTCTTAGCGACGACAAAGTTTGTTTACGAGAAAGAGCCTGGAGGAAATACGTCGTAGCTCGGGACAAAGCACTTTTAGGAATTGCTCCTAAGGATGGTAAAAAACCTAATCTCGGGGATCTGTTTCAGGCGTTTGAGGAAGACTAAAGATAATCAGGTCGACGATTTTTTTTATGCGGATATTTCTTTCTAGCCTGTCTACATCTCTCCGTATTCCAGCATTCACCAGTTTTTATTTTGCTTATTAAATGAAAACTTACGGAATATTTCTTTGCTAAGTCTCTTTGGGTTTCTTTGCTGTTTTTTATTATATCTAAAACGTCGCTTTCATTTAATTTAGCCTGAGGATGCTTTTCACCACGATAATCTCTATTTTTAGCATTTGCCTTGGCGAGTTTAGTATAATGAGGTTTAACTTTTTCAGGATATTTTTGTATCCAACTTCTTCCGCGATCCCACATATCTTTCATGTTGTCAAACTGGTCACCTATGTAAAGGTGTTTTGGGTTTACACATGCTGGAGTATCGCATCTATGAAGAACCATTTTATTTTTAATATCATGACCTAAAAAAGACATGATCCAGCGACTTACTTTTACTACTACGCCACTTTTTCCCCCACCCATAACAGGATACCCATTTATATCCACTGCGTTTTTCCAAATCCAACAGCCACCTGACTTATCGACTTTTTCATTAATTCTCAGCCACAATATTTCATCAGTAGGTTTTGGTCTGGCCATTATTTTGTTCCCCATTTTACCGAAAGATCCCATGTTCTGCATTTTGGTTCATTTGACGTCATCGTGTAGGACATTTTGTAGGTACCAACTTTATAAAACGTTGCAGCCCCAGGTTGCGGTGCAGGAGCCGCTTTTAACTTCGTGCCATCGGGTAAGTAAACAACAAATTTTAAAACCCCACATTGTGCATTTGATTTATTTACCGTACCAAACTCCAAAATACTTTTATTATTTGGATCGTTTAGATGCAGGCACCATTTTTTTGTTACTTCTTTTTCGAACGTTACGTTTGATACTTTTGCCTCGTATGGGTTTATCTTTGGCATCTCGGTGCAGGCCAGAGTTTTGCTCGAAAAATTTGACACACTCAGAACAAAAATAATCACTAAGATAAGCTGCCAGTTCATATATCTCCCCCTTTTTATTTTTCATTTTTGTCATTTTCTTATCCCATATATTTTTAATGGGAACCTAAATTCAATGGACCAACAAATAAAAGAAAATGAAAGAAAAAGCCAACGCACCTTAGTTGAGTTGTTATCGTTTTTATTCCAAAGAGACCATTGCAGATGGATACCAAAACCAAAACTTTCAGGAAAATAAGTGAATGCAAATGGTTTTAGTACCAATTCTTCATTCATTGCATCACCTATGCCTCGCCCACCATAACAATCCAATCACGGTAATCACCACACTCAAGTTACCGATCATTGAGAGGGTCATTTGCATTTGCTTAGTGCGCGTCTAATAACATTATCTGTCTCAAGCGCCATAGGTATTGGAAGGTGTTGTGTCTTGGAATAACAAAACTTCAAAGCTTCCCGCATCACTTTGACGGTCTCGATGAGCTTGGCTAGTCTCATGTCACAAGTCATAAATGTTCTAAGCTCAAGGGCTGGCAAAGTTTTCTCAATCTCATCAATCCATGCGAAGTCAGTCATTTGCACCACCATTTATGAAGAGTTATTCCTAAACAAAAAGACATTATATTAAACCAAATAAGCATAAAGTAAGGTGGTTGCTTCAGAATCACTTCTAAATGCACTAGCCATTCACTCACCCATCAACTCCTCTAAGTTAGTCACTGCAATGGCTCTTCTCTAGTTTTCAATTCTTCGTAGCGCTTTTCCATGCGTTCAAATAAATTTTTTATCTCGTCTCTAAACTCAGAGTGAAGGGTTGCTGCGAGCAAATCTGGATTTGGCACACCATTTAGATCAAACGACATTGGAAAATAATGGCTTCCCGTTACAGGGCCTACAGTTACGTTCAGTTCATTCACCCATCAACTCCTTAACCTTGGCTAGGGCTTCACGCCCAATTTTACCGTTGTCTCCAGTGACATAGGAATATGTTATATTTGCGTTTGCGGTTGGGATAGCTACCGCACTGATACTCTTACCGGAGGGTATTGTGAAACCCCCACACCATTTACTTTCGTCGGCATAATATTCCAAAGCCTCTCTCATCACCTCAGCCGCTTCAGCTACTCGGAGAAGGTAGGCGATGTCGGTGGGGGCGTTGGCGATGAATTCACCATTTTCCCTAGAGATTGGAACACCAGAATCATCTTGTTTAATATATTCATATTCGGAGTTATGAAGTTGCCAATCATCTGAGTCAGAATCAGGAATATATGTCCAAGGGCCTGGAGTCGCCTTGCTCAATCGCTCTTTAATTTCATCGATGCGATTCATCTGTGCAACCAAACGACGTAAGTTGCTAAACCGTAAAGGACAAAGCAAATAAACGAGACAAATCTATCTAATGGCTTATCTAAAATAAAAATCTCTATAAAAATGCCTACACTTCTTATCATTAAGAGACATATTGGTAGCCAAATCATTTCGTCACCTCTTCATACCTAGTCGGTTTCACTCGACGATCGCATTTCTTACACAAGTGATAATAATTATTGCTAAAAAAAGCAGAACTATGCTCGATGGTTTCAAATTGAAGCATTACATGATCTGCTGGGTGATCGCACTTACCAATACCAGTTAAGATTAATTGTTTGTTACAAATAACACAATGAGTGTCTCCGGGTAATAATAATCGACATTGATGATCATTTAACGTCTCAAAAATATAAGCCATTACTTATCCAATAAAAGCGGTTTAGTAGGTTTACCGCCAAACGTTTTCTTTTAACGAGGTTCCAAGGTTGCCCCGACCTACCCCTTCCAATGTCTTAAATCTGTAAGCTTAAAATCAATTGACCAGGTCAGATCCTTTATTTTTTCCGTAACAGGCTCTGATAGCGCTCCTTGATATTTTAAGTTCTTATCTATCTCTTGAGGGGTGTCACAACCAATGATGATTCTCTGTTCAGGAGCTAATTCAATGACAAATCTAAGTGCCAGTTCTTCAAGAGTCATTCCGTTAGAGTCAGCTAACAAGTAAAGTTCTTTCAATATTGGAGCCAGCTTTATTTCGTTATTATCGACAAACGGGGCGCGCCTATTTGTAAGATAACCCCTTTGTAATACTGATCTTAAGTAAACCTTACAACCCATGGAACGCGCTTTAGGCAAGACATCCAGCATGTGACGCCAATTTAAAATATTAAACTCAATTTGTACTGTGTTGCCGATTTGCAGGTCTAAATACTTGAGAGGGTCCCAAGGACCATACGTCGATACACCGAAGTTACACTTATTTTTCTCAGCAACCTGGGACATTTCCCAAAGAAGGTTTAAATCAGATTGCCCGTCTGCCCAATTATGCCACATGAGTGTGATGTGCTTATTCGGAAACCTTGCGACGGATAAAGCCATGTTGTCTCGCCAATCAGGAATTCCAGTTTTACAGATAATTTCAATATCCCGGTCAGATATGTTTCTGAGTTTGTCAGACAGGATCTTTTCCGCCATCCCATAGGAATGAGACGTATCAAATGTCTTAATGTTTGAAGCAATGGCTTTATCTAGAATCTTGTCACAAAATTGTGGATCTAGAGTTTTGCCATAATAGTCGTGAAAATTAGCTGTCCCTAATGCAAACCTACAACTCATGCTCTTTTGCCCACTCTTCTTCCTCAGACCTTACAATTGGTTTTCGTTTTGAAGACTTCACAGTCATAAACTTAGTCCCCTTGGGAACTGGGTTTAATATTTTTTGTATTGTAGGCTTTTTTTTACGGGTGCGTTTCTTGGGTTTAATGAAATAACCCAAACACACTCCGAGAGCAAAGCATAGTACGGCTATCCAGGACACCATTCGCTCCTCAAAATACTCACTAAGTGACAATCTAAGTATTTCCCATTCTTATAATAGAATTGTCTTCTTAAACCATCTTGTTTAAAGCCAAGATCAGTAAATATTTTAAGTGCCGGGTTGCCTTCAAAGGTTTCACCCCAAACCATGTTTAGGTTGTACCAGTTGAAAGCTAGATCCATTAAAGTTTTTAGGGCTTTTGTTGCGTAACCTTTTCTCTGATGTTCAAGCCCTATGTATAAGGAAAATTCAGCATGACGATTGATGTGTTCAATATCCGTAAGCCCACAAACGCCCACAAGGTTATTATTTAAATCTATGATCACATACATTTTAACTTTTGGATTATTTTGAATGGATTCATACCATCTAGATTGTTGATACTCACTAATGAGATTATCTTGCCTGCACCATTTGTAGATTTCAGGGGTATTTCGCCAGTTCTTTAATTTATCAAGAATCTCAGGGTAAATATCGCTGAGTCTTACACCGTGACCGTAATCAATCATTGATGTCTCATTTTTTGGGCAAAAGGGCTTTGGGGCAATTCCCCTTCCATCTTCACAGAGCCTGATTTGATACGGCTTACAATATCCGTCATGACGTTAAAGAACATGTCATCCATGTCCATGAGGTCAAAGTTATAAAACCAACTTGGTCCAAGTAAGATCTTGGCTTTGCACATCTCTTGGAAGAAAAGGCCTTTATTTATGTCACTTGCTACAAATCTACCCCTGGTTGGGTAACCTTCTAGCCTGACAATATCTCCGCCTATTTGATTGAATTTTGTGAGAAACATGATCCCGCGTTTCCATAAAATTTCAGTAGAATATTTGGTCTGCAAAAGTTTTAATACTTCAAGCCCTGCGGCCAAGGAAACCGCTTCACCATAATAAGTCCCGGATGCAAAGTATTCAGCGCAGTTCATAAGGTCACTTTTTCCAGCCAACACACAAAGTGGGAAACCATTCGCAAGGGCCTTGCCGCCCACCCATAAATCAGGACTAACGCCGTAGTAATTAGTAACTGAATGTCTTTGGAATCTAAGGGCCGTGATCACTTCGTCGAAGATCAATACAACCCCATTTTTAGTACAAACGTGCCTTAAAGCCTCTAAATAACCCCGTCTATCGATTGAATGGTCCGTTATGACAGGTTCCACTATAACAGCGGCTATATCGGGCGTTATGTCGCTTAAATCGCCAAGTTTTCTAATATGCTCTTTATGAACACAACCGTAAGCCGGATCAGTAAGGGAGATAAACTCATCCCCATTCCCGTGGTACCCATCCGAAAGAACTACTTTTCTATTGGTATAGGCTCTTGCGACCTTAAGAGCATTAGAACAACCCTCTGAGCCAGTTTTAAATATCTTAATTCTCTCAAAGGCTGGGAAAAACTCCTTAAACTTCTCGGCAAATAAGACTTCGACCGTAGAGGCTAAAGAGAAACTTACACCAAAATTAACCTGGTTAATTACCGCCGCTTGAATATCAGGATGGCCGTATCCAAGAAAATTAGTGCCAAGAGCACAGATATAATCAACAAATTTGACATTTTGAGTATCCCATACAAAACAGCCCTTCGATTTGCTCAAATGGCTTGGATAAATCCCCTTAACCAAACACGCAAGGCGTTTAGAATTGGTTAAAGAGTTTTGTGCTATTGCATTTTGAGAGCGTACTTCCCACGAATAATCAGGATGGTATTGTTTCATGCCTTATGTACAGATCCCACTCCTAAATCTTTTAGGGCATCTGCTTGTTTCCCCTTTAATTTAAAATAAGCTTCTTTAATTTTTTCAAAGTCCTCTAGAGTATCTAAAGATATTTTAATCCCCGAAAAATCATAAAACCCAACGATGCAACCAAGCTTTGCCCAGGCCGGCGGGGAGTGTCTCGCCATTGGAGTCACATGCTCTCGATCTGAACCCTTTGCATTGTCGTTTAAATAGTTTAACAACTTAGCTGAAATAACCTCAACATCATACCCGTCAGGAGATGTTCTATATTTAGGGTCAACGTTCGAGCAATAGTCATACTGGTTAACAATCGACGTTTTTATATGTTTTGTGATTAGAAATGGCGGAATGAGAGGACAATCCCCTGTAACTCGAACAACGTAATCAGCATTAGTTTTATCCAATAAGATTTTATAACGTGAAAGCACATCGTCTTCAGGCCCCTGTATGATTTGACACATTTTCTTAAACCTTGGGATTAACTTATCTCCGAAGGGGCAGACAATGAAATTCTCAATATACACGCCAGTTTTGCTTGAGAACTTATTCATGTATCTTGCCGACTTATTACAAGCGTCGATTACGTGTTGCAAAACAGTTTTACCATCAAGATCTAGGAAAATCTTTTCCGGCAATCGGTGAGAGGTACTTCTGGCTTGTATCCCAATAACGATCTTAGTTATTTGAGCCATACTGCTCCACTATAGGTTTGAGTAGAGCTTTAAGTTCGTCATGCTCAAAAAGATTGGTCTCACTTGTGATGTGCTCACCCTCATGCAGAGCTTTTAGTGATTCGTGGATCTTTTCGCCATTTCTAATGCCAATTGTTTTATAGGCGATTGGCTTATTGAGCAACTCTGCAATAATTCTTGCGACTTCAGTAACTTTAGACGACTTCATGGAAGGAATTTTTAAACCACCGTCTCTTCCAAAACTTGATTCGATGACAAATTTTGCCGCATCTTCAATCTTAATCCAAAACCGTGTCATCTCTGGATCAGTGATACTTACAGTGTGAGATTCATTGATTGATTTTATGAATTGAGGGATAGCGCTACCCCTGCTACCAATGACGTTGCCGTATCTGCAAACGACATTGTTTTGGTTTCTCAAGACAACCCTCTCAGAAACACCCTTGCACATACCATAGACGTTGATTGGGTAAACAGCCTTGTCAGTGCTTGTGAACGACACACGGTTGATCTTATTCATTCTCTGGGCATAGAGTACGTTCTCTGTGCCATAGACGTTTGTGGCAATACTCTCTTCTGGGTTTTCTTCAAGTGTATCGACGCACTTAAGAGCTGCAAAGTGCATGATCAAGTCCATATTTCTCGTCGATTCAGTGAGACGGAACCTATCCCTTACGTCACCTAGGATCATTGTTAAACGTGGAGTCTTAGGCATAAGGCGTTGTTTTTGTTCGTCCCTGGAAAACCCAAACAGGATATGATTTGTCGTCGATAGAAGTTGTTTTATAACCTCTTGCCCCAAAGTTCCAGTCGCACCGGTAATGAATATCTTCATCGGGGAGACCTCAAGAATATGGAGTCTTGGTCTAAAACCTTGATTTTTATGAGTGCAGAACCCCTACAAAGTTCAGCTAACAGTTCTTCAGCGTCTTGTGTTCTTTTGATGATTGGCTTTTTATGTACGAGAAGAAGGTAGAGATTTAAAGACAGGGAAAAACCTAAAAGGCCGTAGCATATTGTTATCATGTAAATTCCCCTAAACTATAATTTCTAAAAATAGAGACTAATTTATACCATTACAACTTATTTGAGTGACCTGAGTTGGACAATCCTAAAATAGGCCCTATCGGTATTAACAAAAGATCCGGCATCGCTATGCGGTCTAATTACATCGTTTTTATATAAGATCGCTGTCGTGGAAGCGACCGTTCCACGTAGAGTTGTTCCTTGGTTAGAGCTAAGTGCTATTCTTTCAGTCTTTGTTAGTGAGGTGATACCTGTAGTTAACGAAGATGCATTTAGAGAAATGCCAAAATCGTCAGCTCCTCCAGAAGATTCTTCATAATAATGGATGGCATATATACCATCTTCATTTATGGTAATCGAAAGCCCTGCTGTCGCGCTATCTGTATATGTTAGAGCGGGTCCGACGTTTCTAACGACGTCAGAAAATCTTCTAATTTTATTATTAGAGTCGCTACCGAAAGTACTCCCTGTTTGAAGATAAACTTCAGAATAGGACATGAGAGATTTTTCACTCGTGACGGTAGATATCTCTGTGGAGTTGGAAACCCATGTACCAGCTGTAGCTTCGTTAACTTTCAATCGGCCCAAATATCTAACAGCTACGCCAGTTCTTGACGATGTTGAGTACAAAACAGACCTGGATGTCGACGATCCAGAAACTCCTGTTGTGTTTTGCAGAGTGCCTTCATCAAAAACTCTAGACCCAGCAACCGCAAGCTCTACCGTTCCGGCATTATCAATCGCGTAAACATGAACATAATCGTCTACACCATTTGAATGCCCAAGTGTCGCACCAGAAGAGATGACGACATTTAACGATGCTGTAACCTGTCTAATAACAGGGGTTCCAGTTGCGGCGGTTGCAGATCTAAAATGAATGATGACAGGGCTTGTGGAAGAAGCATCTGAACCTGAAATATCTTTCAGAGCTACCGTCATAGCATTTGTAGCTACACTGCTCGTTAACGAATAATTTTGGATAGCATTGTTATCTTGTGGTAACCACGACGACACACCGGAACCGTTAGTCCTTAATGAATAAGAAGATGTACCGGCTGAAGTTGGTAGAGTTAATGTCCAGCTTGATCCAGATGCCCCTGATTTAATCCTGGTCGTTAATGATCCGGATGATCCAATATAAATGCTATTAAGACCCAATGTCGCTGAGCCAAAGTCATACAATGCATTGGTTTTGACGTTAATGCTCGATGCTAAGGAAGCGCTGATGGTTAAATCATCAATTGTGCTATTGCCAAGAGTGACAGAACCATCAAGAGAGACTGCTCCCGAAACACTAAGTGTTCCAATAGTGAAGTCTCTAGTCCCATCGGTCATGCTGTTGATCAGATCTTGAAAATTTTGATCTACCTGGTCAGCATCAGCGGTAGTCCCGTTAGAAAAATTGTAAGTTACCGCAGGTATAGACATTTATAACCCCAATCTTCTAGAAATAGCTTCCATTGAATATTCAGCAACTTTTTGGACTGGTTTCTTCCTAGGCTCTTCATCCATTCTAGGCTTAGCTTCTGGATAAGAAGAGCTGTTAAAGCTGTTAAAACTATCTTGAACTTCTTTTGCTTTTTTTTCATCGATTATTGGCATTTTTTTGCTCCATTCGCCGTCTAACGGCGTTTGTTTGATCTATGAATGCTCGTGAACCAGTTCCAAGAGCGGGTGCCACAAGGGGCGCTGCAGTTTGTAAAGTATTCCCCAAAGCCTCTCTACCTAAGGCTCCTAAAGCAGGTCCGTAAGTTCTTCCAACCTTAGACGCTAAACCACCAGCTAAACCTAATCCAGCGCCTTTTATAATTCTTCCAACATCTAGATCGCCATTACCCGCACCCATTGCAGCTCCGCCGACTCCACCAAGACCAGCGCCCACAATTGTGTCTCTCAGACCGAAGAAATTATTTGCCGATTCTCTGAGAGCTTTGTCCTCTGCGATGTTTGTTATCTCCATCCCGTTACCATAAAGCTTATTTAGTCTTTTCAATTCTTGAGCTTGCGGGGATGGCCATAAGTTATCAACTATCTCAACCTGCTTATTGATTTTATCTGAGACAAAGTCCCTGACCTTTTTCAAAGCCTGTTGAACAGCGGTGTTATCTTTGATGTCTTTGTCGTAGTTGATTTGGCTGTCTAAGCTCTTTTTGATTTTTAGTTGTTGTTGAGGGGTTAAATTATCTCCTAGTTGTTCAATATCATTCAAAACACTTTGTACTTTAGCAAGAGGAGTTGTGACGTTTGAAGGATGTTCTGCTCTCAAAAATTTTTCAACGCTTTTCAAAACCTCGTCTCGTTGAGATACCGGCCTAAAACCGCTTTCCTCTATTTGCCTTACAACAGACGGACTGGCTTGTCCTAATCTGGCGCTATCGGTTACCGTTTCTAAAACGTTGTTATAAATGGAACCAATTTTTTCCCCTATATCGTCGACAAACGCACTCCCTTTCACTGCTATGTCTTTGTACGCGTCGCCCGGAGCTATCAGATTATGATCTAATATTGTTCTTCCCAATTCATTGATCTTATTTTCATCTTTGCCATAAACGCGTCTAAAATCTTTTAGCATTGCTCCTGCGGCTTTAAATGCTTTTGATTCAGCGGCTTGCTTTAACGATTCTCCAGCCTTTTCAATGCCTTTTCCTAAACCTGCGCCCACGAGAGCCGCAGTACCACCTAGGGCACCGCCTACGCCGGCAGATTTTAAAATGTCACCAGCATCTTCATTACGAGATACGGATTCCAAAGCTCCTTGCCCTGCACCCAGAGCACCAGAAGAAACAACGGCAGCTTTTAATCCTTTTGCAGCCATTAATGGCAATGTGGCTAAGCTTCCACCTATTTGACCTATTGTGTTTGCAGTGGGATGTTCAATAGCGGCCTTATCTTGTTCTGCTAAAGCCTCTTGTCTTGCATCGTTGTAGCCCTGAGCCGCGTATTGTGGGATGTTTTTGACGGCATCAAGTAAACCTCTAGGACTGTTTTTAACCATCCCGATGGTATTACCTAAGGCTCCGCCGACACCCGCAACTATGGGCCTTCCGCCTAACAACAGTGATTGTGAAACACCTAAGGTCGCAGCATCTAGAGAACCACCTTTGTCAGGTGGAGGAGTTGATGAAGACTTTATAGCCTTAAGTGTTTTAAGACCTTCGACGGACAAACCCGATAGATCACCAGATTGTTTAGCCGCCTTTAGGGCTTTTAAATCATCTACTGACAAGTCTTCCAAGTTTGGCATTATTTTTTGACTCCTGATTTGATGCCTTCTTTTTTGGTTATTGCTGCATCAATCGCATCCATTGAAATTGAATCTATTGGAGAAGCCGATTTTTGCGGCAATTGCTGCCTAGATTTAATAGGGGAATAAGCATTACCAGCCTCCCTCTTTAAACCCTCAAGAGCTAACTCTCTATTTCTAGCTTTTTGCGCTAGAACTTCGGGAGTATCACCAGTTCGAGGGAAATATTGAAGTTCAGCACTTTTAAATTCTTGGTTACTTATCGCTGCCCCTGATTCCCGTCTTAGAACGGAGTTTACAAAATTTCTTTCAGCTTGAGCCTGTCTTTTGACATCTTCAGATGACAGCAATCCGGTAGGATCAAGTTTTTGTATCTTGGAGGAAACGGTCGTTGGGTCAAAACCCCTAGACTGTAGATCTTTAAATTCTTGGTCTGCCAATTCAAGTCTGTTAGCGAAAGTAGCAGCTTTTCTTTCGTCACCAGTGCCTTGAGTTAACTCTTTTTGAGATTTAGCCAACTGATTTAGTTTAATCGCATTACCAAGCTCATCAAGGGCATTTGCTTTTGCGACAAAAGGCCTTGCTTCAAAATTTCCACCAGGGACTAGAACATTAAAGTTTCTAATAGGTGTTTTTTTATCAGCTATCTCTTGTTCTGTTGCAGGAGCAAAACCAGCTTTAACTATATCAAGCAAGGGAGATGCGGAATTCTCTTCTAAATACTGCTTTCTCTGCCTATCTGTTAAATCTTGAGCCAGTTTTACCTGTTCAAATTTTTTACTTAATCCTTCCATCTCAGCTCGAGCTTTTCTTTCCTCTCGATCATTTAAAGAGTTGGAAATATTTGAAATAGCATTAGCAATACCAAGAGCTGCCGTCAGGGCACTGTAATCTTCAGGTTGATTCGGGTTTATGAATTTTACCTCAGCCATTATACTATCCCCTTTTTAGCAACATTATATTTGGGATCTAAAACTTGAATTGCTCCCTCAATTTTGGGACCTAATTGTTGCTGAACTTCCGGAGGCTGTGCCTGCAAAGCTTGTAGACCCAATTGTAATACTCCTAACGGAGATTCCTCTTGTTGTTGTAGACGACGGTTGATGGCGTCTTGAGTATATTGGCCAGACCGAGCTGGTTTAACAGTTGGGACTGCATCTGGTTGCATGGCCTTTTGGTTTTCTTGCAAAGCACTTAAGCCCAAAGACGCTATTGTTAATGGATCCATATATTCTCCTTACCCAAATATCCCGCCAATATCTGACAAGATACCGCCAATTAAACCCTTTTTAGGCTGTGAGGCAGATGTCTTAGATAATTGGAGATTAAATTGATTAATAAGATTGTCGTTCTCGGCTTGAGCTTTTTGGAAGTCAGCCATGTATTGTTTCAAGTCCTGATCTTTGAACGCTAAATCAAGTTGAGCTAACTTTGTTCCGGAATCAAACTTGAAGACTTTGTCCTGGAAGGCTTGGCTTGCGTTGAATTGCTCTCTAGCTGCGTTTCTCTGAGCTACAGATTCTTCTCTGGCGAATTGTTGTTGCTGAAGTTGTCCAGCCTCTTGTGCGCCGATACCAGCCAATTGCTTTTGAAGGTCTTGATTTGCTGCTCGGTCCGCCTCTTGCGCGGCTTTGATTGCAGAACCAGAATTAAGAGCACCAATAGAAGCAAAGCGCCTGTTAATAGCATCTTGAGCACGAGCCGAAGCTTGTTGGGATTCATCTTTGAGTGCTCCTCTCAACATGTCAAATTGAGCTAAACTCTGAGGACCTTGGCCGGCCGACTCAGCCTTTAAACTTTGAGGACCTTGCATCCCAGCTAAAGCAGCTTTTTGCTGACTGATGAACGCATTTTCGCCACCGGGTTTATAGCTGGGTAAGTCTTTTAATTGTGGCGCCCCAATTTGTTCAAAAGGGTTTTGCTTTTTATTTCCAAGAACGCCACCAACTATAGGTACATTCCCTAAAAAGTTTCCAAGGTCTCCGCCAAATAATCCCATTACCTAACCCCTTTCAAATTATAAGTGAAATTTGACCAGTGAACTTTAAACCGTTGATTGACTACATTCTGATTGTCGAAACGAAATTGAATACGGTTTCCACTAGCAGTGCCTAAATATTCTTTTAATTTTCTTTGAGCCTGACCACCACCCCAAGTATCACTCCCCCAAACCATTGTGCCCCAGAGACTCCCGCCTGGGTTTAGATCTATTTGAATGGAATTACCAACGCCCTGATCAGAATCAATTCTATAAATCAAATTCATAAACCAATCGCCGGCAAGATCCACGAGCAAGTTACATTCTCTAAAATCTTTGTGGTTGTTTATGTCTTGTTTGTATCCGGAAAATTCTTTGGTCCAAAAATATGAATTTATCGCCACACCGTTATCGTTATAAACGCCGGTGTTCAGTTTATGAACAAACCCGTCTGCTAACGATGACTGACCGTAGAGATTTCCACCATAGATGGTGAATTGTGAAAAATTCAAATTGGTCCATGGAACCCAAGAGGCGTCTTGTTTTTTACTCAAATTAGATATTGAGAAGTCAAATACATAAACACGGTTATTTCTTGTTGCGCCAGAACCATAAGGGAGAGTGATGTATGCTTTGTTTTGGAAAACCATCGATGAAATAGAGGGAGCCATCGAATCAGCTACCTGAAACATATCAGGTTCTATTCTTTCAGACGCTATTTCTGACCCCGCGGTTGCCACAGTTAGGAAGGTTGCACTTTGCTGAACAGCATCCCCACTTAACTGAGAGAACCCGACGAATTTGTCATTCTGCATAGCTGGAAACATTTGTTTGTTGTTGAAATCAAATGTCCCAAATAGTGATTTTGACCCATATTGGCTTTTTATTTTAACGTCTTGCCAGTTATTAGGATCAGTATCCGGCATGACAATGAGCCAAATTGATTTTTCGCAATAAACAACGATTGAATTGTTATAAACAGCCAAGCCCTTAACTAAGTCTCCAGCATCGTCACCAATTCGTCTGAAATTAAGAGCTGAAAACGTGAAAGGTTCGTTTAAGTTTGAGTACCATACAAAATTAGGGTTACTCGAGTCGTTACAGAAGATCCTATTTTGATGGTAACAGATCGATGAATACTTAGGAGGCTCTCCGTTGTCAGTTGGGGCGTTCACTCCTAAGGAGGAATCTGCGATGATGTCATCATATTGAGTTGTAGTGTTGTCGTTTATGACGGCAACTCGTTTAAATGTTGTCCCGCCAGCCGTTGTTCTATACAGACGCCTTTGGTTAACCCCATGACTTTGTGGGGCCGTTGGGATGTTTGAGACCCTGAGTGTTGCGGCAGCAGCAGTAAAAGTCACGGTTGTTGGGCTAATATTGCCTTCAACCAACTGAGAATTAACAAACGTTACTTGATATTGATAACCGCCCGTTAGTGGGCCAGCGGCATTTGAAGCAACCGTCATCGTTGTGGTAGGCGCCGGGACACCATGTCTCGTAAAGGCCCCGTTATACTTATAAGGGGTCACTCCACCATTACCAATAAACATGTAGTCTTGGTATTGAGTCGCTGCGACTCTAACGCCAGCTGTAAAAACGCTCTGAGCACTTGAGATAGTGACAAATGTTGTGGTGTTTAGCACCCAACCCGTTCCACCCCAAAAGGCAACCATACTTTCAGCGCCAGTTGATGTGCGCCTTGTGTAAATACCGTCACCTACAAAAGATCCAACTGCCGTAGTGTTGAGTTTTTGAATACCTTCTCTTGTTCCAACGGCTCCGTTAGAAAAGACAACGTTCGCACAATCTGGGCTTTCATTGTCCAGAATGATCGAACGCTCAAACTTATTATTCAGTCCTCCGTCGAATAGGATTCGACCTTCTCCGTCAGAGGGATAAATTCTTTTCATCAGATGGGTCCCAAGATGTTAGTTGAGAGCGATTCCTCATCCTTCACTACGTTAAAGGCATCAGTTACTTTTTGTTCACGTGACCACTTACGAACGTTTCTTAACCCTTCGATCCAACGATTGTAATAAGCAGTGGCGATGTCACCTTGCTTGTCTTTGAAGGCCATCTCAGACACGACGAAGTTAACAATGTCCATGTGGAATAATTCAGGAGCTTCAACCGTGCCACCAGATGTGATGTATGAAGGTTGTTTGTAGACATACATCGTGAGGGTGTTAACGCTTGAAGGGATAGGTCTTAGATAGATCTGATTATTCCATGTCCAGTAATACTGAGGGTCCTGAGTTTGATCAGTGATCGAATTATTTAATGTCAATTGATCATCTAATCTAAAATCAATGGGGGTTAGCTTAATCCCATTCCAAGTCACACGCTTAAAAGCAATCACGTCAGTTGGGTAGTCATAAGTTTGCTGACCGATAACTGTTGATGTGCTTACCGTGTTCTCAAGGATTAAACCCTCTCGACACATGTTAAGTTCAGCTTCGTATATGAGATTGTAAATCTCTTGAGATGAATAAAAGCTTGAGCCAATAGAATTATACTTATTCCTGGCGGCCTCTTCAATTTGAGCTAAGGTCATTTATCCATCTCCATAGGTTTACTTTTTAGGGCGAGTTTTCTTAAACTCTTCAGCCTCTAAAAGATCATGCATATGATTAGCTGCAACGTGCTCATCTAAGTCGCCAGGTCCGGATGCTACGTATTTGCACCTGTGACAGACGTTTAGATCGTTAACATTGGTCTGTGTCTTAAGAGCTGCATCTTCCATAAAGTTGATCGGCTCTTTGCGTAGCATTTTGAAATACCTGGCATCAGGCCTTCCGTCATGATCGGCGACTATTCCACCAGGAGGCATTTGCCCTAAGAATTGGACGGCTTCGTCCTCTTCCATAAGGATGTATTGCCCAGCCTTGATGAGAATATCGCTGTCTTTGTAATGCTCTTTGTAATCATGCTTGTTATCGTTATAAACTTTTACCTGACCCATAAATTCTCCTTTGTAAGTTAATCTGAACAAATAACTCTGAACGCAGCTGTAAACGAAATCGTAGCTGTCGTTTCTACTTTTAAATATCTCAATCCAACGGGCGCTGGAACCATAGCGTTTGTAATGCTTGAAACTACAGACCATGGGTTATTGGCAGCTGTTGAGCTGTTAACCGGGTCCATATAAACCCTACGAAATGTTCCTGTAGCCGAGTCGGATGCTTGAATGAAAATTTGCGACTGAGAGGTCATGCTTGGGATGAGGAGGTAAACACTCTGCCAAGTCCTTCCTAAGTCAATCGCACTAGATAAGGACGAAAATGACGCAATTGTTACGTCATACGCCGCATTCGCTCCGAAACTCATGTTTAGCTCCCAAATACGGTGACAAAGAATCTGTCGCCTGATGTGCAACCGCTAACGCCAATAACTCCCATGCTCTGAATGCCAGAAGAATTACTGTTAACGGCCAATTTAATATTAGCTGAATTCATTGACGATTCACCATTGCACATAAAATCGATCTTTTTAAGACCTGTTTCAATGGTTTGTGTGGCGGCATCGGCTGTAATGTCCAACCCGACAACACGCTTGTTTCCTAAAACGGTATTATACTTAACAACTGTGTAGGCCATTTTTATCCTCCTAGAATAAAATTATACCCGTGTTGACGTCGGGTTTTTCTACCTGTTCAATTAAATGCTCATGCAACTTGTACATCTTTATAAAATTAGATAATGGCATCTGCCTAATATCTATTAAATTTCCGTTATCATACGCTCCGAACGTTCCTGCATCAGAGCAATTAAAGTAAATACCAGGCACTGATACTGCAACCCAGTCAAACCAGCATTTAAAGTTATGGTAACTCTGCCATGTCATAACTCTATTGCCAAAAATATCTGTGACCCTAATACATCGACCTATTTCTTTATCGTATTTAGAATCCCAAGCGTGAAATTTGGTGTCGTAACCGAAACTAAAGTCAGCTCCGATGAATGCGATGGGGTTCGCGGCCAATATTCCCTTAGCGATATAAAAGGCAGCGCCCATAACGTTGCCACCAGTACCAACGTATAAGTGAAACTCTTCGATCTTTTTAACTTCTTCTTGATAGACGGTATCGGGAACAGGGCAATTGAAAAAGTAAATTTCCCCTCGCCACTTTTTAAGTAAGCCAGGATTTGCACCTACGTAGGCTAAGAGAATTCTATTCTTTGAAATCTCCCAGTATTCTTCTTCTGTTTTCGATCCACCCTCATAAACTTCTTCGATAGTGACAGGACCTGCATCAAGGGTGACGTAGAAATCAGGGTTAGCGTTATTGTCTTCCATGAAGTGAAAGTTATGAAGGCAACTAACGAGGCCTATATCACCTCTGTTTTTTAATTGGTCAGCTGACAGTTTTAACGAAGGGCCACTGCCAGCGACGATGCATGGCTTTGATTGGAATTTTTTAAAAAACTTGCCGATGGATTTTTCTTTGAACGGTCCGAATGCTTTTTGATTCTCCTCGTAGTTTGCTATCCAAGTTTTTCTCCACGATTCGATTGTGTTTGTATCGTTAGATGCAGCTTGAGCATGGAGCTGTTTTGGGACAACAGGAGGCGACTCGATATAATTTTGATACCGAAGGTTTATTTCTCTTTTTGCATTTGAAGGTTCAAAGTCCATAAATTTCCCTTATGTGTAAATTAAAGGCCCCCAGTTTCCCAGGGGCCACAAATATCAACCAAACACAGGTGATCTGAAATAGATCTTACCAGTGCCAACAGTGGTAACAATGGAGTTGATAGCAACCCCAAGTTGAATACCAGTTGCGCTTGTACCCGCATAAACGACGAAACCGCCGTCAACACCAGGAACAACAATATCACCAGCGTTCATTGAAACAGCGGAAGCATCAAGGCCTGCTAACACAAGACCTTTAGTTGCCAACCAGCCGTATGAACCAGTGGTGAGAGTTGCGTTGTGAGCAACGCCCACAGCTTTAATGCCACCTGATTGCGAAGCAGCATTAGTAACAGTAACCGAGTAACCAGAGCTTAAAGAACTGGTACCAGCCAAAAAGCCCATAAGGCCTTGGCTAATTTGCGAGTTACCATCGTTATAAACATAGACATAATTCACGCCTGAATCGTTACGAACGGTTCCTAATTGGACACTTGGTGTAAGTGTAACGTTAGAAACAGACTCGAATGAAACAGGAGCGACAGAATTTAAAGAACCAGCCATTTTCGCCTCCTTTAATTATGA